TGTCTCGGCAACCGTCGTCGTGGTGGTCGATGTTGTGGTCGTAGTCGGCTCTACGGTCGTGGTCGTCTCAGGCACGGTGGTAGTTGTCGTCGTGGTGCTGGTTGTCGTTTCTGGCGGTGGAGGGGGCGGAGGGGGCGGAGCCTGCGTCGTCGTGGTCGTCGTACTCGTAGTGGTGCTGGACGTGCTGCTGGTGGTGGTGGTGGTTTCCTGTGTCGTCGTCGTTTCGGGAACCGTCGTCGTCGTAGTGCTACTACTGGTAGTGGTCTCAGGCAACGTCGTACTACTACTGGTAGTGGTTTCTGGCAACGTCGTCGTGGTCGTCGCTACGGAAGCACCATACGACCAAACGTAATCCGCCCCCGGATCACCGTTCCGCCACGCTTCACAATCCTGCCAAGACGGATACTTACCAGCCTGATAGTCGGCTATCGGCTGCAACATCTGCCACGACGTATCCGATTGGCACGTCCAAGCAATAGTCGATTGCGCTGAAGCCGGCGCGAACCAAGCGAGAACCGCAGCAGGCGCGAAGATGACCGCGCGAAACTTACGCCTCAGGCTCAGGGATGACCGGCGCGACGAACTCATCAAGTTCCGCATCATACGTGAAACCGATGCCAGCATACGCGCCACGGAAGTTCGCATGATACGAGGTCTGCAACCACGTCCCCGTCAAACCCAACGACGCGATAAACGCCTGACCGACAGGCTCACTGGTCGGGAAGTCGCCACCGCCACAGTCATCGTTGGATACGACGATGACCTGCGTAACAACATTCGTATCGTTGATCTGTGCGAAGTGTGCCATAACTATTCTCCCATCAACGGTGCAGAAGGCAACGGCTCAAAGATCCCATCTGTCACCACCGCACCCTTCCATGCCAGATTCTCCGCAGTAGAAAGAATCCAAGTATCGGGCTGCTGCGCTACCCATTCCGCACTGGCAACAACAACGTTCACACAAACGTCGTCAATTACATGACCGTAAACCGAATCGCTCATGGCAGCATGTACTCCATTACGACAAGACCGCTACCGCCAGTAGCACCAGCGTCCCCAGAACCACCGCTACCGACAGTCACAGTAATACCTACACCTGCGGTAACAGCACCACTAGCAACGAGCCAATCTGACGGACGACCATCTGCAACCCAATAGTTGCTGGTCGTCGCTGCCATACACCTGACAGGTTCACCACTATTCGCAGCACCGCTGACGCGAACGCTAATAGTTGGTGTTCCACGACCAGTCAGCAAACTAGAACCACCCTCAGCGGTAATGGTTCCACCAGCGAATGCAACGCTACTGTCACCGCCATCGCTCGCACCATCCAAACCACCACCACCACCACCGCCACGCATGTACGCAGTCGCATAACTGACACCTGTTGGGGGAGTAAAGGTGCCACTCGTCTTGAATGTTTCAATGCGACGCTTTCCACCTGCTGCATATTCCAGCCATACAACTCCCTGCTTACCTGCGGAACCACCTGTTCCAGCCGTGCCACCAGCACCGACAGTTACCACAAGCGTTGCTCCTGGCGTAACAGCACCGCCAGCCACCACATATGCACCGCGACCAGACATAGTAAGAAGCACTAAGTTTCCGCCGAACTTCGACATCATCGCGCCATCGCCATAGTTCACACCAGTCTTATTCGTCTGCACGTTCGTAGAACTCGTATCGGTCGTGCCATAAGGATTGCCACCGAGTGCTGTAACTGTGCCACCAGCGAATGCGACAGAAGATGTCCCACCTGTTCCACCAGCAGTCGCACCCTGCTGTGTTCCGCCACCACCGCCAATCATGTGCGCGATTACGTACTCAACGCCAGCAGGAACAGTCCAGTTATTCGCGCCAGCCGTAGTGAACAAAGTTGTCTGATACTGGGCATCGGCATACGCATAAGAAGTGTTCTGTGTCAGCGACGAAACATAACCCATGTAAGAACGAGTCATACCTTGAACCTCACATAGACAATGCCAGAACCACCGGAGCCGCCATTGGAAGAAGAACCACCGCCACCGCCACCCGATGCAGTATTTGCGGCAGCAGACCCGCCAACCGTACCGCTGCCACCAGCACCACCGACACTGCTACCACCAGCACCACCAGTAGTTCCACCACCACCACCACCACCACACTTGAACAATGAACTACCAGCGATGAACGCCGAAACGTCGTACCCAGTTCCGCCTGCACCGCCAGTAGTTCCAGAAGCAGCCGAACCAGCAGCCCCAGCACCGCCACCGCCACCGCCACCGTTTGGTGTTCCACCACTACCTGCGCCGCCAGCATGACCACTCACCGCGTTGTTGAACGATGCACCGCCAGTCGTTGCGTTTCCGCGCGAACCACCGCCACCAGACGCACCAGCACCCGATTGAAAATCAGGCTCATAAGCACCGTGACCACCACCAGCAGTTGCGATTCCACGCAGTCCACCGACGGATGAACCAGTCCCCGGCGTGTTTTGCGCCGCACCTGCCCCAATGGTGACTGTTTGATTCGCGTCCAAATAGACGGTTTCTTCCATAATCCCGCCTGCACCACCACCACCGCCACGATTGTTGGCGTCAAGTCCTCGACCGCCTCCTGCGCCGCCACCGCAGACGATGACGTCGAACAGACCTTCCTTCGTCACCGTGAGCGTGCTAGATGACGTGAAGGTAAGCAGCGTGTAGTTCACTCCGCTGACCGTGATAGACGACGACGTTCCACCCGTAGCCGTACCATACGACATGAGAGGAACGCTCTCCGTGATGAGCGTCGATACGTAGCCAATCTGCCTTCTAGCAGTTGCCATAACTAAGCCTCAATACGATTAACGAATCCGTGAATCGTGATGACGTTCGTGGTCGCAGCGAAAGCACGCACCACAAGCGGAGTTGCGTTGCCCTTGATCGGGAAACCGGGAACGATCGTCACCAAACCAGCCTCGGGCTGGATCGTCACCTCGATCTCGTCATCAGGTGAGGACGTGCCACCGAACTGAACCGTCAGTTTCCGTGCTGTCGTATCCGTGTTCATAGCGTAGATCCACACCTCGTCGTAGGTGGTTGCGGTCGCGGAACCCGTGTGGATCGTCGTTCCAGGAGACGACGTGGCAGCGACCTTGATCGGACGACCATCCGTAGAGCCAGAGAACGTGAGTTTGCTAAAGGTTGCCACATCGACTCCTAACTAAATACCTGAACCTGAAGAACGTCTGCGCCAGCCGAGAACGGTTGCCAAGCGGAACCATCGTAGTAGTAGAGGCTGTCGTCTGCGTCAATGTAGCAGAACATACCCTCGGCGAGCGTCGGCTCCCCAGCACCACCGAACGCTGCGTCACGCGCCGCTGTGGTCGCGAACCGCATGATCGTCTGATCCATCAGGTATGTGTTCACCTGCGCTGCCGTCAGGATCGTGCCTGCTACGAAGAGTTTCGCACCTGCGCCTGCCATAGTTCTCCTATCTTATCTCAGGTCAATGCGTTATTGCTGTCCATCACGCCGAACGTAGCGTCGTCCAGCGTGAAGGGATACAGGATGTAGGCATCCGCCATCGCTACTTCCAGACGGTGGAAGTTCGGGGTAAGCAGTCGCGTCATCCGTTCCACGCTCTGGAACCTGCTGACGGTCGCCGGTGTTCCACCCTGATAGTTCCGTTCCACCGTGATCGTATCGCCCAACTCCAACTGGTTTAGGGTCGTGCGGTCACCAGCCGACTGGGCGGAAACCAGAACCACCATGTTGTCAAAGCGGTAGGTCGGTTCCTTGTACAGGTCAAGCAGGTCGTTCGCCAGCGTGAGCGCAGCAGCATCCGTAGCCAACAACAGATCCGACAGATTGAGCGTCGATATCCCGTACTCCGTCTGGCTCGCCACGTCGTCGGCTACCTGCGGAGTACCACCCTGAGCCGTCGCGATCACCTTGTTGTACAAGAACTCCTGCCCGTAAAGCACCGAGAGAGCCTGATACTTGATCCCGGAACCGTCATCATCTGAGAAGTCTGCGACCGAGGACGCGAATGCTGCAGATACCCGATCTGTGAACGTCAGGGTGCCATCACGGGCAATGAAGAATAGACCTTGCTCTGCTTCCGCAATATCTTGCGCATAGGACAAGACGTTGCTGTTCTCTGGGATGACATAGTTCCCAAGAGTCGCTGTTCCGGTATCGATGTTCGTCGGGTCGGAGTAGTTCACTTCTGGCAGGTTCAGCAGATAGTTCAGTCGTGCGCCCGATAGTTCCGTAGCCGGCGTGAGGTCTGCCTCCGTCGATGTGTTGGCGAGAAGCACGAAATCGTCAGCCGAGTTGATCACAACGTCGGACAGGTCGCTCGTCTTGCCCGTCGCATACGACAGGTCGATATCCGTGATCCGTCCCTGAAAGATCGTCTCGGTACCAAGCTTCACGGTCACCTTGCGACGTGGTGTAACACCTGACTTATTCGTTAGCGGATTCCAGTACGGAGACGATTCGTTGATCGGGTCAAACCGTCGATCGTTATTATTCAGGACGATTGAGCACGTCCCTGCCGTGAACTGCTGCAACTGGTCGCTCCGACCACGGGTAATGCTGATGCTCTTCACAAGCGCGGAAACGTCGTCACCGAGCAGCGTCCCGTCAAGGTAGTCGTCGTCAAGTACGCCGAGCGTCGCCGAGTCCAACGTGAACTCGTTCACGGGGAAGCCCAACTCCATGAGCACCGTGAGGCTTTCACCCCAAGGCAAGGTTGTCGGCATTACGCCACGACTCCCTCAACGGTGATCGGGATGTAGCCGTTCACACGCTCGTACTGCTTCAAGTAATCGACGAACTCACGGGCGACCGTCGCACCATCCGCGCCCATGCCCGCATTGATCGTCACATTAAACTCGTTCGCCACGCCAGCACCGCCAGTAACGTCAAAGAACGAGGTCGGGTCAATCGCACCGACAGCAGCAGCGCCAGCGTAAGCAGGTGCAAGACCAGTCATGGCACCAGTTACCGCACCGCCAGCAGCGGTCGTCGTGGTCGTTACGGGCTTCCCGAACGCGCTCTCCGCACGTCGCTGCGCCTCCTTACTGATCTTCTTACGCAGGTCGTCCAACTCCTGCTCGGCTTCGGCGACCTCACGGATCGCGTCGCGCTCACGCTCAATCGCTGCCACAACCCGGTCGGTCGCATCGACCTGACGCGCCTTCGCCTGATTCACGGCATCCAACGCTTCCTTGTAAGCGTCCGAACCTTCCTTCGCACCGTTCACGATCTCGTCAAGTTGCTGCTCCGCCGATGCGAGGCTACGGGTCGATTGACGCTGACGATCAGTTGCGTCCTTGACACTCAACTTCGCCTCAGCCAACGCGATCTCACCCTTACGGATCTCTGTAGCGTCAGCATCTGGGGTGGCACGCAGTTCAGCCAACTTCTTCTCAGCGTCACGCACCGCGAACACAGCCTGCTCCACATCGTACGCCGAACGCTCAACGTCACGTTGGGCGCGGTCAATCTCTTCCTGCTTGTTCGCTGCCTGCGCCGAGTCACGACCGAAACCTTGCGTAATACGACGGAACTCTTCCTGCGCCTTGATCAGGTCATCGTTCGCCGTACGCAGTTCAGTCTGTGCTTGCGTGATCCCCTTCTGTGCGTCACGGAAACCACGGGCAGCAGACTCGCTCGCCTTCAGCGCGGAAGTGTATTCCTTGATCTGCTCAGCGACCGTCTTGACTGTCTCTTTAGCACCCTTCTGATCCCTCATGAACTTGCCGACAGAGAACGAGGTGACACCGTATTGCGCAGCCAAACCTTCCAAACGACGATTCTGCGTATCCACTTGGTTAGTGGTGCTTGCTAGACGACCGTTTAGTTTCAGTACAGAGTTCGTGAGGTTGATGAACCTGTCACCTGCTGCCGTGAACACATCGCGGTTGTTCAGCGCACCATAGAAACGGTTCGTATCCTCCGTCGCACCACGAATCTTTGACGCGAGGAACGCGACACCGCCAGCCAAGGCGGAGATACCGGCGATAATCAAGCCGATCTTTCCAGCCGACAACGCACCATTGAATGCGACGGTGGCAGCAGTAGCGAGAGCAGACAAGATCGCATACGTCTTCAGGGCGAGGTTGATGCTTACGATCGCGGCAGCGAACACGCCAACAGCCACCCCGAGCGCGACCGTCAGCGGAACGTTCCGTTGCGCCAACTCAGCGAATGCCCTGATTGGACCGAGGATCGACGCGAAAGCAGGCAGCAAGGCTGCACCGATCTCCTCACCAGTCTCAGCAATAGAGTTACGCAGGATCGTCAATTGACCAGCAGCCGTGCCAGCAGCAGCAGCCGAAGCACCACCGAAGGTAGATTCCAGTTCCTTGAAGATCTCGTCAAGAGATTGACCTTGCTTGATGTTGTCCGCCAAGGCAGGCGATAACGCACGCAAACTCTTGAAGTTGTCGTTGTACGCCTTACCGAGCGCATCGGTTACCGCGATCAGCGGAGTCCCGGTCGCTACCGCGATATCTTGTGCGAGCCGAAGGTCTCGTTGTGCCTTACTGAGATCACCGCTCGCCTGAACTAAACCAGCGAGAGCAGGGCGCATCTCCGAATCGGAGAACGTGGTCGTGCGCTGCAAAGAAGCGAGGTATTCCTCGTTCGCCTTGATCGCCTGATCGGAAGCACCAGCAACGTTCCGCAACGTCTGAGCAAGCTTCTCCTGCTCCGCCTGATCCTGGATCGCGGCATTGACGGCGAAACCAGCAGCAGCAGCCAACCCAGCCAACGCAGCAGCAGCAGGTAGCGCAGCCTTAGAGATCGCGAACTGAACCTTGTCCGAGGTCGTCTTCAGTCGCTCAAACTCTTTGATCGCCTTCTCAATACCACGAGGGTCAAAGACTGAGAATATGTTTACGCCAAGAGCCATTAGTTACCAGACCTAATGCGCTTCTCAACCAGCGCGTCTGCCGAGTCTATCGCCTTAGCGATTTCATCTTCAATCGCAGGCAGGATCTCCTTCGTACGCGGAAACAGAACACGCGAACGGTATCGACCTTGCACGCTCTTCCGCGCACGGTGTTTGTCGAGGTTCTTCACGAACCTGTTGTTCGGTCCAGCCACGGAACCAGCCGAGTCATACACCTGACCAGCACCATCCATCTGCTGGATACGGACGATCCCAACCATGCCATCCTTCATCGGTTTCGTGCCGACCACAGCCTTCACGCTCTTCGCAGCCTTCGCAGGTCGCCAACCTGGGAAACGGGACTCACCCTTACGTTCGTTGGTGGTATGCCACCGCTGAAGCGGAGGCTCGTTCCCGAAGTAGTAGCCGACCTCCCGAGCCAACGGATCCGCCGACGACTTCAGCCGAGCCACGATCTGCTTGTACATTTCTTTATCATATTGACGCAACTGGCGCAAGGTTTCCACGAAACCCACGCTCTCCATAGTCACCTCAACAGTCATGGCGCGATTGTACTAGCGACGTTGCTTACGTTTCTCGTTGCGCCATTTCAGGTAATCGACCATGACGTTCATCATTTCCTCGCCAGCCTCTATCAGTTCGCGAGGGGCAATACCTGTCTCAACCGCTAGAGCAGCGACTCGCCAATGCAGCGACTCCTGCCCTAACTGACCAAAGGGACGTTCGCCTCTTCCTCACGCGACGAAACCATCTCCACGGTTCCGATCCAGTCCGGGTCGAACTTCAGCGCAGTCTTGCCCTCACGCTTCATGGCAGTCCACGCCAGCCAAGCGAGGTCGGTGAGTTGCATATCAATCTCAAACCGAACGACGCTCTTCTTCCGTTCCTTCTCAAACATGATGAAGTCAGCGAATACGGCAACAACGTCGTGCGACGTGCCATCGGTGAACTTAACGGTCAGGGGGATTCTCATAGCCGTTCCCTTCTACTTGTTGCTTATCTAATCAGGAGGTGCTCTTCGCGAGTGTTCCACCCGTGAACGTCAGCGTGATCGGCGACGTTGCGCCAACATCCGTCGCGTTGATCGGGCTGTGCGAAGCGAGGTACGCGCCAGTGATCGAATAGCCGGGGTTGGTCGCCGAGGTCGCCTCGCCCTTGATCGGCTTCAGCGAGATTGCCGTTGTGGTTCCGACGAGGGGGAAGATCGTCGCCTCAACTTCGCCAGCAGCGAAGTCCTGATACAGGGTGACTTCCACCGTGTTGTTCTGGATGCCACCGATGAACGCGCGATTGCCGCCCATCACCGTTGCATCCTGCTGCTCCACCTCGTACGTGAGGACGACGCTGTTGGCGTGATCCGAAAGATCAACATCGTTGATCAGGAGTTGCACGTTCTTGAACGCGATAATCGCCATGATTAGTTGTCCTCTGCTTTCGCTTCGTCTTTCTTAGAGGT